CTTGCCCTGACCGGAAAAGCCCTTGTTGACGTAGTATTCACGCCGGGCTTTTGGCTCGGTGTTGATGATAACGCCGGGGCGTTCGACCTTATGGGCTTTGCTCATTTTTCCACGATTTTTGAACCGCTTCATTGCTATCGGAGTGTAGTCCGGCAGATATTTCAGGCACTCGCTGTCAACGAATTCCTGAGCCTGCCGGAGGTTCTTCTCCGACTTGACTTTGAAGTCCGGAGCCATTTCAATGCCCTTGAAATTCAGCATATACTCACCTCGCAGTCAGCTCGATATGCTGCACTCTGGGGGATCCATAGCGGAGATCCTTGACATTCATAACGGTCAGTGCGTCAGCTGGAGGCGTTTCAGCCTCGATGATACTGCCTACGATACGATCGTCTTTCTTCGGCAGATATGTCACCGATGCAGCAGGTATGGAAACGAAGTCGTCAGTCTGCGGAATCCTGTCGGCTCCGCCCGTCTGCCCCTCCGAGGGCTGCCAGTAGCACGGTCCCGATATGTGGCGTATGTAAGCCGGTTGTCTGTCACGCTTTATCTTTTCGTATATCGTGCAGCCTGCAAGGTTTGTAAACATTGTATCAGCTCCCTGTATCGTAGAGTTCTATCGCTCCGTAGGTCTGCCGCAGCAGTCCCAGCTCTTTCAGCTCATTGCGCAGGAAATACAGTGATTGCCCTGCATTGAGATAGGTCATTGAGTAGCTGTAACTGCCGTTGGTCTCGGAATTCTGTGTAGCCGCCGGAGCGCAGTCGGTGATGCTGTTGAGCGCCCTTGTGGTCGCCTGTATTACTACGCTTTTCACAGCAGCACCGTAGTCCTCACTGGCAGCGATCAGAGCGTCAAGGTCTTTGCCGTGCTTTGCAGCAGCGAGCCGGAGCTTCGAGGACGCTGTGCCGAGAAGTATCTCAGCCGCTTCCTGCTGCTGCGCCGTCAGGCTTATCCCCAGCGCCGTTATGTCGCTTACGCTTGCGTAAACCGTTCCCATTTGCAGCCTCCTTCTCAGCAGGAGCATTGCCCTCAGCCTTTTCAGGCGAGGGCTTTTCGGTTCTGCTGACTATCCTGTTGTGATAGAGCATACGATCACTCCTTATGCGTTATTGCAGGTCAGACCGGAGAGGTCATAGAGCTGTGTATTGGTGTAGATGCTGCCGTCAGCGCCCTTTGTGCTCTGAACTACCTTGAGCTTCTGGGTGTTCTTGTCAGTGATCTTGAACACGCCGTTCTTGTCGGGATCGTCGATGAGTTCAACAAGACCGCTGCCTGCTGAGGGTTCAAGTCCTACCATAACCGATGTGGAATCACTGTCGATATTCGTGAACTTGACAGCGAGGAAGTTTCCAGCGCCCCAGTCAGTTGCGAGTGCGCCTGTGCTGAGGTATTTCAGTGTACCGGTGATAGCGCCGTTAGCGACTGCAACGCCGGTCTGGAGATCACTGACCTGTGTGCCGAACATATCCGTCTCACCGTCTTCGGCTGCTACGGTGAGACTTGTCAGGGGTTTGTTGCCACTACACGAGCGAATGAAGCAGCGTCGAGGATGCCCCAGCCGACATAGCACTCGGATCTGAGTACGATCTCGTTTGTGCGCTTGAGGTCACCCTGACCGTCAGGATCACCATAGGGGATGATCTCGAATGTCACACTCTGAGCATAGCCCCACTTGAACGCATTTGCGAAGTCACCGACAATAGCTCTGTCAAGGCTGCTGCCGAAGGAGACAGTGCTGTTGATGTCGGCTGTCATACCGCCGAAGTTTCCGGGGTTTGCGCCGTAGCGGAATTCGGGGTACATAGGAGCGTGAGAATCAGCCATTTTCATAGCACCGAGAGCAGAGCCGAATGCAGGAGCCATAGCGATGCCGGTAACATCTCTCTCAGCGAGCTGGATAGGCGCAACGGCGCTGTCGATGTTGTCATCAGGTGTTGAAGAATTGTAGGTGACAGTGTTTGTGACGGTGCTGTCAAAGCAGTTCGTGCCGACAATGCTCGATGCGGAATTGGTGGCAGGGTTCACGCCGTGAAATGCAGCAATGTCGAAGCCCCTTGCGATCTTCTTTGCAAAGCCGTCATTGAATGCCTGAAGAATGGGGAGCTGCTTCTCCTCAGTCATATTGAGGAATTCCTCGGTGACTCTGTGCTGATAAACGAATTTGATAGGCTTGATAGTGACAGAGCCTGTCGCAGCATCACCGGCAGGCTTCTGAGCGCCCTCACCAACGATAGCAGCCTCGCCGTCCATAGAGAACGTCATTACGTCAATGCCTGCAAAGGGCATAGGATCGCCGCCGCAAAGCTTTGCAAGGGTGGATTTGCCCTTGACCTTGTTGAAAAGGTCTTTTACAAGCTCAGGCTTGAAAAGGGTTCCGGTTGTAGATTTGTTTCCCATAGTGTTATTCCTCCTCAGTTGTTATTGATCTCACGCAGCATTTCAAGCTCTGCGGAGCTCTTGGAATCTGTGAATGCTCCTTCGCCGGAGTATCTGGGTGTGGGCTGATGCTTGGGCGCTGTGAAATACTTTGCGAAGGTATCAGCGTCCTTGTTGATCTCGTCCTCGGTCTCGCCGGAGAGCTTTTCAGCAAGCTCGAAAGGAATGCCCTTTTCGTTTGCTGCCTTCATCTTCATAGCGGAGAGCTTATAGGACTTGTTTTCAGTGCTGAGAGCATCGACCGCAGCCTTGCTGTCATCACGCTCCTTAGCGAGTGCAGCAGCGGCGTCAGGTGAGAGCCAGCCCTCATACTTCTTGACAGTCTCTGCAACGGCTGCCTCGACTGCGCTTTTTACAGCGGTATCGAACTCAGCCTGAGTGGTGATAGGTGTGAATTCCATTAATTTTTCCTCCTTTTCGGGGATATATTTCTTTGTAACTCCGGCGTTTATCTGCGCCGGAACAGCAACAAAGCTCCATTCATAGACATCTGTGATGTCATCAAGGATAACGTGGCAGCCGTCCTGCCCCTTGTGATGCCCACACTCGGTAATGTGCCTGTCACAGCCGCAGACCGAGCATATCCTCTTATTCGCAGTGCAGCTCACGCTGACTTCCTTTTTGATTCCGGCATCTATCTCAGTGATGAGGTCCTTGTTATTGTCAGTGCGGACTATGTAAGCCATACCTCTGAGCCATTTATAGATACGCCCGTCCTTTGTGAGCTTGCTCGGTTCGATAACTACCTCAGCATCGAACACACGGGCAGTCTGATTGCCGGTTCTGGGATCGTGGTCGAATATACCGGTCTTGCCGACAAACAGCCTGCTCATAGTGAGCAGTGCCTCGTCAGAAAATCGCTCCTGATCTCTGTCTATATCATTGTCACAGAGGTGAATCGGGAACGCATAGACCTCATTTTCGGCAAACGGTCTGCGAGTGAAGCGGTTTATCTTTTCAAGCATTGAATTATCCATATTTCCTCCTTAGTAGCAGATATGCTGCTTTTTTACTTCCTTTGATGCCGAACATATCCAGTGTGCCAGTGACGTCGATTCGAGCAGCGTTATGTCAATACCCTCTATAAGTGACGCATAGCCATAGCCGCCGGAGCTGCCGATCGCTCTGTGTTCGCAGTTGGTCGCTGCCTGAGTGAGCGAGGGCTGTCCGGAGTGGCAGATGCTGCCCTCGAAGAGCTTCTGCTCGAATAGGGCGTTAGCTTCAATGACCTCCGAGAGCTTCGGAAGCAGCGCTTTGCACTTGACGCCTGCGTTCTTCATATCACTGACAAGAATGTCCTGATTACCGGCGCCGTCTATGACCACCTTTGCGGCGTGGGAACTGCGCAGATAGTCGATTATCCACGCATTGCCGTCACGGACAGGTCGGCAGTCGATAGCCTCGATGAAGATTTTACCGTCAGGCAGCTTGACTGCCACAGAAAGAGAGACATTCGATGTGACCTTTGCGTACTTGACGCCGAAGAAAAGTCTGACCGGAGTTTTCAGTTCCGGCTTATCTATCTTGTATTCGTCCCATTCCCTGCGGCTGATAGCCGACTTCTGGCTGTAAGTGAGCCACAGCCCCAGACGCTGGATATTGTCATCGACCTTGTCGTTTTCGTCGCCCAGCTCATCTCTGATAGTACGTTCACTGAGAATATATCCCAGTGAAGGGTTTGTCTCATACCACAGCTCAGGATCGTGAGCGTCAGTTAGCTTCGGGACGGACCATTCAGCCCACCCTGCATCCTCGTTTTTACCGTTGAGAGTTTTCTTACGGTAGTTCAGGAATACAGTACCGGAAGAAACTGCGGTCGGCGGAGTACCGCACATAAGCGTCTGAGGGTTCTGACTGTCAGTGACAACGTACTTCAGAGCGCTCTCCTGATCGGAAGTATACTCCTGAGCTTCGTCTATTATCAGATCATCATAGCCCTCACCGAGACCGCCCTTGTTCGAGCGTGTGCGGAAGTTTATGACTGCTGTGCTGCCGTTTTCAAGCCACTCGATCGTTTCAAGACCGTATTTCTTGGTGGTCTTGTAGTCAACGCCCTCTTTGTAGCCCGCCTCAGAAAGACGGTCACAGCATTTTCTCCACGCATTGCTTGACGTGGTGGTTCTGTGAGCCGTATAGAGGACTCGCCTGTTGTGAGTGACGCCCCAGACAGCTCGAATAATCAGTATCTCGGACTTGCCGTTACGTCTTGGAACAGACCAGCCGAACTTCATATGCCGGAATGTCCCGTCATCGTTCACAGCCATAATATCTTCGAGCATCAGCTCCTGCCACGGCTGCGCTTTCCGCTTGGATCTGTTGTAGATCTCGACTGCCTCAGAACCGAGGGAATCAGTATATGGGCAGACAACAGATATTGTCGGAGTCTGCCGTCCGAACCGCTTGTCGGTCATTCAGCCAACTCCTTTCTGGCTCATAGGCTCAAAGATTTTTCCAGTCAAATGTCAGGGGCAGCAGCCGGTTTGAGATAATTTCAGTACCGGTGGAAAAGTCCTGACCGGGCTTTATCTTGTCGGACTTCTGACGGTTGCAGGTGAAGTGTGCGAGCTGGAGATTGCTCATATCAGACGGATGACCGCCTTTTGCTACCGGAATGATATGGTCAATTGTCGGGCTCAGAGGGTGCGGAAACTTGAAGCCGAAGTCAACAGGTTTGCCGCAGATGCCGCACACACGCTGCGTTGCATAGATCTTCTTTTTGTTGCTCTCAAACTGCGCTCGCTGAGTGCCGTTGTGATCCGGTCTCAGGTTCGGCTTCGCCATATCTCACCTGCTTTCGGGTATAAAAATAGCACTTGCAACAAAGTTTGAAACTAAGTTGCAAATGCTTGTTTAGGTATAAGAAAACCGCCGGTGAGGGCGGTTAATTCTTATTCTTCAATGATATAATGCTCAGAACCAGTGTATTTAACAGCGATTTTATTTATTCCTTTGGCTTCGTTTTTGATGTGCTCTGGCGCTGAGCGTATAATTACAGGCTTGCTTCCACTTGTATCCATAAACTTATACATTTCGTCTGATACCGCTATTGTCATACTATCATTCCTTTCTGAGCAGTATTTCAACTACCGATTTGGCTGTTTTTCTCGCTTTAATCGGGTTGTTTGCATATTCAGCTACGCTCTCAGAAATAAACTCGTCAACACTTTCAAATCCGTATTTTGAGAGTTTTGCCTTCTTTAACTTCATTTTATCACTATCAGATAGATTTGTCAACTCTTTTTCAAGTGAATTTTTGATGTTTTCAATTTCTGACCGTTTTTTCAGCCAGTTTGCATCATTAAGTTCGTGTTCGTTTTGCAAAGAATGCCCTAATTCGTGCCTAAATGTATGATATACAGAATTGCTTGACCATTGCCCTTCCTTTTTATTCTTTGAAGCAATAGATTGCATATTGGATTTTCCTTGCTTGCCGCCCACTCCCAATAATGTGATCTCACGGCTTTGGGGATTATAGCCTCCATAAACATCATAGCCTTGATACGGCGCTATGCTAACGCCTCTTAGGCTCGACAGATCTCCAAAGATAGCAGTGAAATTATCATATTCTTTTCTGTATTCTTCAGCAAACTCCGGAGTAATAGGTTTAGATCCGTCTAAGCGGTCAAAGCGTATCTCGAAGCTGCCTTTTATCTGATATTTTATTTCGATGCCTCTGAACTGTTGCAAATTCCTCTGCTCGGCAGCTCTTGCCTCATTCCCAGATAGCACTGTCAACTTGCTTTCAGGTACATTTGGGACTTCCTCCCACGTCTTTGAGCGTGAGCCGTCGGCATTCTGCTTGCCCCTGAGCACCTGCCCGTCATAGATGATCGTGCAGTCGCAGTTATCGTGGCGGCGAAAGATATCGTCCGGCTGAGTGCCGAACCTGTACTTACCGGCAACGCTGCTGCACCACTCGCAGCAGTTCGAGCCTTCACGGATGATGTAGCAGGTCAGCCCTGCATCGTTCCGGAACGTGGCATTCTTCCTGATGAAGTCATCGTGAGCGGACTTGACTATCGTGTCGCTTCCGGCTCTGGCGCGGCGCTTGATAACGCTGTCCTCAACGGTCGGATCAACGAGGGAGTGTGTGAACTGCTGCACTCGCTCCGTGGGGAAGTCCTCCTGCTGCGGGCGGATATGGATACCGGCTTTCTCGTCCATAGCTCTCTGGACACGGGCGCAGGTGCTGTTGATGTCCTCGTAGCTGTCACGGAGTATCTGGGTGGTGATGCCCTCACGGTCGCTCAGATCGAGGACTTCCGCCGACAGCTCCCTGCTGACGGCACGGGC